TTAGTAAAACAAATAATCTTAATAAATTCTTTTAATACAATCATCAATAAAATTATAAAAATAATTGTAATTGATATGTCATAAATCATTTTATAATCCTTTTTGTTTGTCTATGTAGTAATTATTAAAAGGTCTAATATTTTTTGGTAATTCATTTTCTTCCCAAACATCAAAAAAATCCCAATTAATATTTCCATTTCCCTCATATTTAAACCAATCATACCAATCATTACTGTTTCCAGTTTGCCCATAAAAAATTATGCCTTTTGGGCAATCCTTATAATCTGGGTGCTGATATACGAAATTTTTTTCGCAATACCTAATCCAATCTTTTTTACTTTTAAATTGTTTCATTTTATAAATCCCCCCTTAAAACTATTTCTGGGTGTAATTCATAGCCAGAGCCGTGATTATATTCTATTTCACTTAACCAAAAGTTTTCCTCTGTTGTTTGGTCTTTTATTTCAATTCTAATACAAGTATTTTTTGGACATTGTCTTAGCTTTTTTATTAGGTCTTTTACTAACATTTTATCGCCCCTTCTTCGTTGTTTTCCCATTTGTCTCGTATGTAATAACAATCAAAACAAACTATTTTATCATCACACATAAAAAAATAGTCATCAGTTTCGTTTGAATAAACTTTATTCAACATTATTTCCGTTATATCTTCATCTTGTGCGTTGCATATATCACATTGAGCCATTTTATTTATCTTTCTTTCTTTTTGTTTATTAAAACAACATTAACTTCGTTGTCTTGTTTATCAAAATAAACTTTAACTAGCTTATCTTGTGCCTTTTTAAAATCATCTAAATTGACATAAGACCAATTATTCAAGTCGTTATTTATGTAATCTAAATAGTTATTAAATGTTTTTGTTTTCATTGTTTTCCCTTTGGTTTATTTCTTGTTTAACTTTGTCTATTATCTCTGTCCGTGTGTAATCAATGTATTTCTTCGTAAAATAATCATCATCACTACGAACAGAGGCACACACTATACCCGTTAAATAATGGGTAATATTTATGTGATAGTCTTTAAATGTAAAATTAAACTCTTTATTCATTAGGCAACTTCTTTCTGTTCTTGCTCATCTAGTATTTGTCTTGCAACATTTTCAACAGCATACCAAGCTAGAAGATTTTTAAATTGCATTAATGAGCCAACATTTTTTGAGCCATTAAAAGACGCAATATATTCGGGAATACTTTTAAAACCAAAATCTTCGTGTTCATCGTAAAGCATTTCCCAAATTTCTTCTTCAAATTTATCGTGAAATTTAACTGTATCCTCATAATAAATTAAAGATGAAACGCAACCATTAACGCAACCGTGTTTCACTACTTCTTCAAGATTGATTGAGCCGTCTTTTATTTCATTTAAAACCCAATCCTTAATTGTTTCTTTTGTCATTTTATCTTCCTTTGTTTTTTGTTTATGATAGTTTTTTAACTATCCCAAAGCCCTAAAATAAGGGCTTTGAGTTAATTAAAATTAATAATTTTCATTACACCATTTAACTAATTTATCTTTAACCATATAAAAATCAAATTTAGCTTTAATTAATCTTTTAGCCTCTTTGACAAAATCTTCATTATTCATTAACTCGTTGGGGTCAATTAAAGTTTCCCCTACAACTAAAGTTATAAGAGCCTCGCCTTTACTTTGTATCATTTTATTTTCCTTTGTTAGTTTGTTTAATGATAGTTTTTTAACTATCCCAAAGCCCTAGATTAAGGGCTTTGAGTTAATTAAATTTTATATAATTCTGTTTTAATCCAATTATCACAAAATAATTGAGCCAAATTAATATCATTTTTATTAGTCATTAATGGCTCTCTTAAAACCTCTAATGGCTCATTATCTCTATTACCATTGTTATCAATAGTAAAAACTTTGAAAACATTTTTACCATTAAAATCAATTTCAATATTAGATAATGGATAATGAAAAGTGATTGTTTTATAACTTAGTATCATTTTATCGCCCTTTGTTATTTGTTTCATAATGTCTTTATAAATTAATTGTTTTTGTTTGCAATAAAATAATATAAAATATTACAAGAAATTAGATAATAAAAACAATAGCTTATTGACTAGATATCCACACAACTGTTAGTAGTATTTGATGAGTAAAACTAAAGAAAGTAATTTATATAATTTAATTAAAACAACTATAAAAAACGCACACTTTACAAGGATTGAAAGCTACACACTAAACGGAATACCCGACTTATACTGTGCATATAAAGGCCATACCTTTTGGTTAGAATTAAAGGCAAACAATATCAAGAATTGCAATCTATCTAAGTATCAAATTAATTGGATATTGAAACACCAGAAACACGGGGGCAAGATATTTATCTTGAATAAGACCCTCGAACAGAGGGGATTGAAACTTTATAGGCTTTCCCCGTGTGCCGTGTTGCGTGAAGACTTAGCCACGACACCAGACGCAAAGGGAATAGAACAAGTGTTCGACTACATCGCCAAAAAACATTGTATTGCTTAATTACTACCGATAATCTTTACTTATCACTTATGATATAATGTTATATAACCTAGCATAGTTGAGCCGTGACCCGTGACCCGATGCCGTTGAGGCTCATAGACAAGCCCCAATACAACTTACAATTGTACAACTTTTACGGGAACATTTAAAAAAAAGAGTAGCTTTCCGAGGGACTATTGTGCAGGACTTACACATACAGTACAGTTGATTTTATTATGGAACCTAACATTTCTAATGTTGACCTATTAACTACAGATCAATTACGAGAGAAAGTTGAGCGTGCATGGATCCAACATATCAAGCTGTGCCAGGATAATTTTTTATATTTTGTCAGAGAGATGTGGCCAGACTTCATCTTTCGTAAAGAAACTGACAGGACCCGATGGGGACACCACCAGATCATTGCTAATCAATTCACTAAGATAGCAAGTGAGAAGAAAGGGAGACTCATTATTAACATGCCCCCTAGGCATACTAAATCTGAGTTCGCTTCTATTTACTTTCCTGCTTGGATTATAGGTAAGTATCCTAAAATGAAATTAATGCAGGTATCTCACAATGCTGAGTTATCTGGAAGATTTGGTAGTAAGGTTCGTAACTTAATTGATTCACCACAATACAAACAAATATTTGGTGATGTGAGGCTCAGAGAAGATTCTAAAGCAAAGGGACGTTGGGAAACAAATCACGGTGGTGAGTATTATGCTGCAGGTGTTGGCGGTTCCATTACAGGTCGTGGTGCAGATTTATTAATTATTGATGATCCTCATACAGAACAAGACTCATTATCTAATACTGCTATGGAAAGATCATACGAGTGGTATTTATCAGGACCCAGACAACGATTACAACCAGGTGGTTCCATCTTATTAGTTATGACTAGGTGGGCTGAAGATGACCTTACTGGTAGACTGATCAAGGCTCAAGCAGAACCTAAAGCAGACAAGTGGAAATTAATTTCATTTCCAGCAATTTTAGATTCAGGAGTCCCTGTTTGGCCAGAGTATTGGAACCTAGAAGAATTAGAAAAAGTAAAAGCTTCATTAAGTATTAGGAACTGGTCTGCTCAATATATGCAGAATCCTACATCTGAAGAGGGTGCCATTATAAAACGAGAATGGTGGAAGCCTTGGAAGTTTGATGACATACCAAATTTACAACATGTTATTCAAAGTTATGATACGGCGTTTAGTAAAAAAGAAACTGCCGATTATTCTGCTATTACTACTTGGGGAATCTTTCAACCTAAGGAGGATCAACCTTTTGCAATGATATTATTAGATGCTATTAAAGGTAAATTTGATTTTCCAGAATTAAAGAATATAGCATTTGAACAGTATAGATACTGGGAACCAGAAACGGTTCTTATTGAAGCCAAAGCCTCAGGACAACCTTTACTACAGGAGTTTAGAAGAGCGGGTATACCTGCCGTAGACTTTAGTCCTAATAAAGGAAATGACAAGTTTACTAGGATAAATTCATGTGCCCCTGTATTTGAAGCGGGTAATGTTTACTATCCAGATGGTGAGAAATTTGCCATGGATGTTATTGAGGAGTGTGCTGCGTTTCCTCATGGCCAATATGACGATTATGTGGACAGTACTACTCAAGCCGTGTTAAGATACCGACAAGGAAGCTTTGTCAGTACATATATGGATTATGTGGAAGAAGAGCGTCCACCAAAAGAATATAAATATTATTAGGAGATAATTATGCCAAAAGATAAAATCTATAAAGAAAAATTAAAAAAACTTTCAGGATCAGCCATGACTGAAAAAGAATCTAAAAAAATTAAAGGAGCATTATCCCAAGCAGAAACTCCAGCAACAGCAGGAGCAGGAGTTGGTGCATTATCTGGATCAGCCATGACTGAAAAAGAATTTAAAAAAATTAAAGAAGCTCTACAGCAAGCACCAGAAGGTTTAGAAGATGAGGCTTTACAACCTGGACAAGAATATGGAATGAAAGAAGCTGCAGCACAAGGAGCACGAGGTGCAGTAGGTGAAGTAGTAGGAAGAAAAAAAGGTGGCAAGGTAAAGATGCACAAAATGCCAGGCGGAAAAATGATGAAAGATTCTGACATGAAGAAAAAAAAGAAAATGGGTGGGGGTATGATGCAAGACTCTATGGGTTATAAAAAAGGTGGTACAGTTCGTGGTGGTAGATCCGAAATCAAAGGAACACGTCCCGCTAAATTATACTAGAAGATATATATGAAAAAAAAGAAAATCATTAAAGCTCAATTAGGAAGAATTATAAAAGATAATTTATCTCCTCAACAAAAAGCACAATTAGAATCTTATAAAAAAACAGTAGTTGATGAAATGTCTAATAAAGAAAGTGAGAAAAGAGACCAAGAGCAAAAAGATTTCTATAGAAAAAGATTTGAAGAATATCAAGCTCGACCAAAATATAGAGCTGAACCAATGCCTTCCATAGGAGAAGAAATGGAAGAACCTAGAAGAGAGAGAATGCCTAGCTCAGAAATGGAAGAACTTTCTAGAATGCTTATACAAGAAAAAGAAAATGCAGCAGCAGAAGCCGCAGCACAAGGTTCTCAAGGTGCAGCAGGAGAAGCAGTAGGAAGAAAAAAAGGTGGCATGACTAAAGGCCAAAAGAAAGTTGGTAAAGTAATGTCAGAATTCAAAGCAGGTAAATTAAAATCATCTTCAGGTAAAAAAGTTACAAATCCTAAACAAGCTATTGCTATTGGATTATCAGAAGCAGGTATGTCAAAAAATAAAAAAATGGGTGGTGGTATGATGAGTGATGAATCTTTTCAATACTCAAAGGGTGGTATGGTCCGTGGCCAGGGTATAGCGATTAGAGGTACAAAGTTTAAAGGTATATTTTAATGGCTGAGAAAAAGAAATCAAAAAAGAAATCTGATAAAGATCCTTACACAAGTCGTAATGAATTTAAAGAAGGTTTCTATAATCAACCTGGTGATCGACCTATAACACCAGAAACTTATTATGGTACAGCAAGCGGTAAAACAATGTTCGAACCAGAAATTATGTCTCCTGATGATTCTATGTTGGTGCAATATCAACAAGATGGTGGATTAATGGATCAACCTCATTTGAATTATATGGGTGCAGCTAAAGGTAAATTTATTGCTAAAGGTTGTGGCAAAGTAATGAGTGATAGACGTAAAAAAACCAAGATGTATTAACTTTACATTAGTGTAATTTAATATAAAAGATTTGTATGGCAATTGAAGACAATAATCCAATAGGAGAAATAGATCCTTCCGTTGTACAAACGGATATGTCTGTTCCAGCAGAACCTGTAGATATTCAAGTTGAAGGACAGGAAACTCCTGTAATGGAGGAACCTAAAGAAGATTTCTATCGTAATCTTGCAGAAGACATGGATGATAGAATGTTAGATAAAATTTCTTATACATTACTAAGTGATTACAAACGAGATAAAGAATCTAGACAAGATTGGGAACAAGGTTATGTAAGTGGTTTAGATTTATTAGGATTTAGATACAGAGATCAAACAAGACCTTTCCAAGGAGCATCAGGCGTAACTCATCCATTACTTGCAGAAGCAGTTACACAATTTCAAGCACAAGCTTATAAAGAATTATTACCATCTTCAGGACCTGTAAGAACACAAGTCATTGGAGCAGATGATCAAGAAGTTGAGAATCAAGCACAACGTGTAGAAGATTTTATGAACTATATGTTAATGGAGAAGATGGAAGAATATACTCCAGAGTTTGATCAGTTATTATTTTATTTACCACTTGCAGGATCTGCATTTAAAAAAATTTACTATGATGAAATGATGGGGCGTGCAGTATCTAAATTTGTACCTGCAGAAGATTTAGTAGTTCCTTATTATGCAACAGATTTAAAAGATTGTGAAAGAATTACACACATTGTTAAAATGTCAGAGAATGATATTCTT